GTGCAATCATGTAAAGTAGAATAACGTTTTTCTTTATCTTCCATATATAATTTCATTAATGTAAAAATACAATATTCTAATTCACCTTTTGTGTTAATTTTTGGTAGCATATATAAGTTGTCAAATTTCTTTCGATCTTTTTGTTCAATGTAAGGCATGATTAATCCTCCTCCCCTTTATCTATTTATTAACGTTAGAATATGCAATAATTACTTGTGTATAATACTCTACCAATGACGCATCATTTACAATTAAAGCGTCATAGTTAAAGATTTTCCAAGCTTGTTCAGACTCATGTGTATCTGTATTAACTAATTCTGGGCGTTCAATTTTAATAATCTTACCACCAATTTCACGGATAGCATCTACTTCATGCTGAAATCTTACGTCTGCAATTACAATATCCTTGCCTTCATACTTACGTAATAGAGATTTTACCCACAGCTTTCGACCAGTAGTTGTAGCGAATTGTGGGAACATCTCACAAAGTGTCTTCTGCGCCCATTCTGTGCCTAATGAAGTCAGTGCCTGTCTTGGTGAAATCCCCCAGAAAGGATCAATCACTTCTTTTAAAGAACCATTTACATGTTCATCTGTCCAATCAAAGATAACCATTACAGCATGTTTCATTGGTTCAGCCAATGAAACCTTGATAAATTGTGGCTTTTCTCGGCAAATCAAATCAGCAGCGGTGTCTTTACCAACCCGCTTTTGACCAAGCATCCCAAGTATCATAGTGTTCTCCATTAAAGATTGTACAGATGCATCAGTCTTTTGTCAAGTGAAATCTTTTAGCATTATGATTTCGCTGTAAAGGGGCAAAACGTGTTTTTCTTGTGACAAATCGCTGTTTATACCAAGCATAAGGAATTGGAATAATCTTCTGTACTTTTTCTATATGTTTATCAAAAATACAACCATACCACAGACAATAATCAATGCTTAAACAAATAGCAATTGCTTTTACCTGTTTTAATGGAATTTTGTTTATCGTTGATTTGATAACTTCGGTTCGATCTTCCCAACCACTTAAAGACTCCTTGAAAGGATCATTTTCTATCTTATTTATTCCACTACCCCGACTAGTACAACAAACACCCCACCCTTCTGTATAGTTGGCATATCTTGTTGGCAACCAAACAAACTTGCCAGTTTTTTGCCACTTTACATGGTTTCCCCAAGTACCACAAGAAAGCCTTGGTGGTCCTTTTGGGTTATCATCTGCTAAGTCACTATGATAGTCTACGTTAAGTAGAACATCACAGGGGTTTTTATTAATCCAATTTAGAGTATGATGATGCTCATGGAACAGTTTTACAGGGGCAGAACAATTATTTAATATGTAACGCAATTCTTTTTGTAATCTATTAATATTTAACCAATAGTCAAGATCAATTGACAGAAAAATCGTTTTATTCTTAAACATAACTTCTCCATAAATTTACTTTTTACGGTTATCCTTTGAGAAAGGCCGACATTTTGGATTGATTGCTGTCTTCCAAATTGTGGCAAGTTTATCATAGGAACTTAAAATATGAGCATCAGTGTCAGTAGTTATATGATTGTTATTAAGTACCTGTTCGGCAACAGATTCAAAGTATGCTTGCCAAAGTGCTTTTCGAGTTTCTGCATTTTTGCTTAAGTTTGCAAGACGGGTTAAAGCCAGTTTCTGGCCAAACCACTTATTATATTGGTCCAGAGGGGAACAAGAAGCTCCTGTCTCTTCAATTGGCAGCCACACGCCATTTATTTGAATACTCATAATGGCACTAGTTTCATTATCACGGTGCTTAAATACAATACGATGTACCTTATTGTCAATTGTTACAAAAAATCTCATGTTTTGTTCTCCCTCTTAGGGATGATGACTTCACCCTTTATGATCACGGCTTCCTTCCGGTCGAAGTCGAGTTCATACTGTTTCTGCCACTGTGCAGCGTCAAGGAAGTTACGCTCGGTCCCCTCAGCGAGTTCCTCGTTGAGTTGTTTCTGGAGTTGTAACTCGTTGAGTTGGGTGACATGCACACCTTCGTTGGCGGGGGTGAGGAGAAAGTAAGTAGTCATGGGTTGTTCTCCTTGTCTGTATGTATTATACAAGTGTCCCACTAATTGTCAAGAGAAAGTTAGACACATTTCCCTCTGACCCTTTTTTCCTGCTTTGTTTTATACTTTTCTAATGCTACAAATGGCAAGAATGTAACAATCTGTCCTCGTAATTTGTCATAAACTACTAGTACTTCCTTACCTTTACACTTTAATTTCCATACTGTTGCTCTATTAGATGATCTATAAATGAATTCACCTTTGTTATTTTGTATAGCATTTATTAAATTTTCAATATCAATTTTATTAATTAATAATCCATATCTCTCTCGTGCTCGTTTCTTAGCATGTTGTTTTTGTGCTTTACGCTTAGAAGGCATTTTATTAAACCTCCTATGGTTTATTATACAAGCCTTCCAATAGGGTATTCTATTAATTTCTCCAATATAATGTTTTCAAATCTGTCTTTGTAGCAATTCTAATTTCATCTAACCGAAATACATGAGCATCTTGCATGTTACATTCACCCTGATTGTATACTACACAACCAGAATTAGTATAATAACCAAACTCGTATAAAAACTTAAAGGGTTCTTTGGTTACTTCATTATAACCATAAGTTGCTACGACAGGTGTTTTTGGCTTAATTTTTTTCATTTTATTCTCTTAATAAGTTTAACCTTGGTGGTACAACAAACATTACTTAGTGCTACTTGAATATGTTCGGGTCTTGTTACTTTTTCTCCAATTTCACATTCATATATAACATTATTTTTTTGTCTCCAACACCATATATTACTTAGTATATAGTCCCAATCTTGTGCAGTTTTTAAATTATCAAATACAAACAAAAATGGGTTTGCTCCTACTTTTGGATGTACCCATTTATTACATACATATCTAACTGCTGCCTTTTTCTTATCATGCCATTTTCTAGCAAAGGGGGAATACAGCTTTTTATTAACCCTAATTAAAACTTTATAATAAGTTTTAGTTTTCATTTGTATCATTCCTTAGTATCTTCGTCAGGAGCCATGGCAATAAAATCATCTTTAAACTTTGGCATTATCTTATTTTCCACGAACTCTTGATTGCCTAATTGTGACATAAAAACTGGATGACCCAAACGCCGCGCTATTTCCTTGTGCATAGCCCCAAACGGACATATTAGAATATTCGTATAGACACTGATCACAATTGCCTGTTCCATGGTTAATTTTTGCATTTTTACTTATCCTTAAAAATAAAAAAGTGGTCGGATGGCCTTACCCCATTGGGTTTTGCATTCAGCCTTGGCGAAAGTGCAATGCCACCCGAACCACTCATTAAGTAACTTTATTCTTTTCTGGTGTATCAAAAGGTGTAGTCAATGCAAACAGTAAGAACAAGGACCAAAATGATCCAGTGAACCAGAGAATAAGAACAATCGCTGCAATTACTGCAATATTGTAAATAACCATGCACAATTTCACGTTTTTCATATTTTCCTCCTTTTTAATTTATACCAATACCCAATCTTTAGCCGATACATCTTCTGCACTTAGAAAATTTTCCCCTTTATTACAAAGATAATTTGTAGTATTTGTAAATCCTGTCAATGACATATGTGCTGGTCCACACCAACATTGTCGTTTTACCTTTTTACCATCTCTAACCTGTTCCATAGCCCAAAAGAAATCATATGATTCTTCATAAATTTCCCAATCATCCCTCATTAATCCAACTCCAGTAATATTACAAGGCATTTCATGCCTATTTGCGTTTCTAGAATCAATTAGCATAATAGTGTTCATCTTTCCTAAAGTTTTTACCACTTTATAATAATATAAAGAATCTAATTGAACACATTTTCCTTCAGACAACGCCTTGATAGCTTCCCAACCTTGCATGATTTAATCTCCTTTAGTTTATATTATACATAGGACATTCTCAAAAGTCAAGGAGAATTGTCTAAGTTTTTAATTCTGTGCTTTTGGGTTTCGGATGGCAAACTGAATCACAACCATGCCAAGTCAGCGTCTGCTTGATTTTCGGTCCCATTGCTTCAATCATACGACAAATCATTGATGCCAAAATAAAGTCTGGCACATTTGCAATGTTTTCCACACTAAACTTATTAATCAGGTTACACAATTCGCTCTCAAATTCTTTGCTGATAACTTTAACATCAGGCATACTATTTGTAGCCATTTCTGTTTTCCTTTCGTTGGTTAAAATTTTAATTCCAGTTGTGTTAGAAGAAATTTTTGGGAACTTAAAACAAAGACAAGAAGGGCATTCCAACCCCTCAAAAGATGTGCCATGCTTAATGCAAAAGCTCATGGTTTCTCCTTTGTTACAAAATTTGAGATGGTTGGTTCTATAAACGCCTTACTAATTTCTTCATATTCGTCACGACCGCCATTGCTCCCCGTCTTACGAGGAGTTATTGCCGCACACTGTTCTGGCGTCAAATTAATTTGTACACTGCGATATGCTGGACTATCCCCGCAATGGATCATTGGTCCATCATCTCGAAATATTACTGTTAGTTTCATGTCACCTTTTCCTCTTCGTTAGGTGGTCTATCTGCCGTCCAGATGCATGATAGTGAAAAGCAAGCATAGTGACTTTTTCTGTTTTTCGTGTTTTCCATCCAAAATGCCATATGTCCACAAATTGGACATGTCACCACGCAATGCTCATCACATACCAACCAACGCTGTTTCTGACATCCGGGTTTAAGTCGCTGTTCTCGGTTGCAGAATAGGCATTGTTTAACAAGAGTGTCTAAATTAGACATTGGTAGTTTTCTCTGAATGGTTAATAATTATAGCTATTGCATCAACAATACCACGAAGTCTCCTGATTTCAGCAATAGCATCCTGTATATCCTCAGCAATCTGTCTTTGATTATCATAGGTTCTGTCTGGTGGGTTATAATTCTGTAATCGTTCCAATATGTCAATTTTTATGCATGATTGACACAAGGATGGAGATAAAATATTTATTTGGTCCGCACTCTTAATGATTGGACTGTTTTTCGGTTCTGTCATATTTTCATCCTTTGCATGTTTCTTGTACCATCATGTTTGCAACGCATCACTTCAGTTTCTATTGCACAACCAATGCATGGATTTTCAAGAGTACAATTTTTGGCATCATGGGTTTTTGGAACCCGTTTCAGAAGTGAGAACAGGTTCATTACCTGTTCCTTCAATTCGTTTATTTCCTCTTGGTCTTCTACACGTTGATGCCTACGCCATATTGTACCTGTGTCTATCGGTGGGTTGGGGCTTTTGGCTACCACTGCGACATCTAGCAGCTTACCATGGTTCACCTCATCCACATCATCACTAATCATTTCAACTCCTCCTTTTTACCAACCCTGACAGCAAGTACAACTTCCCTCGTAAGAAATTACGCTGTTACAAACATCACAGCGTTCTTTTTCTGGATCGTCAACGTGTCTTCTCTTGCGTTCTTTTCGTCTGATTTTTTGGTTCTCTTTCATCAAAAAAGATTCGTAGTCTTCCTCTGTTTTGAACTCTCTACGCTCATTTTCGGAGCGTTCATCGGCAAGATTGATTTCGACCCTGATTTCTTCTACGTTGGTTGGCATCGTTTCCTTTCCGCTCAGCGGTCACTCAATCCCATTCCATGCGGCCACTGCATTAATAGCACTATCTCGAATCGGCCCATAAATCCCGCACTCGCACTTCACTACACGAGACTCCTCAACCGATCCGTCTTTCATAATTGCGTCGGATGTCATATGTGTAATTTCCGTAGGTGTCTTATGACAGAACGGGCATGGCCTGACCTTATGTATGACCACTTTTCTACTCTTGACGTGATAATATGGACTCGGCCCGTAAACGACATGCTCATCCTTTAACTCTGGCATCACTTCCTCCTTGA